GCTCATGGCTTCCCTTCTCTACGCCCTGGGGGTCTGAGACGCCGCCTGTGTCGTCTCCCTAAAGACGCCGGTGACGATGTGTTCCTGCCGCGTGCGACCCATCTCTACCCGGACGTCACTCCACTTGTCATCGCGCCGAATGGTGTCGGCCCACTGCTGCGCCTGAGCCACTGTCGGATGTCCGGCGGAGATCACTCGGCGGCTCATACGGTCTGGTCCTCGCGCCCCGGCAGGGCATTGAGCTTACGGCGTTCCAACTCAGCCCGAAGGTCGCGGCGATCTGCGTGCAGCCACGCGCGTTCCACGTTGGGTAAATGCGCCTTCATCTGCTGCGAAATCTCAGCGATTGCCTTCTCAATGTCCGCGTCCGTCATGACCACCGTCATGGGATAGCCCACAGCAGCACCAACATGACTAGCACCACCCCTAGCGGTACCCACCAATAGGACGCCACCGCCAGTCGGACGTAGTAGCCCCAGTCGATCATCGCGGGGCCACAATCCGCGTCCGGTTCGCCTCACGCCGACTGAACGCCTGCACGTCCGGGCCGTTCAGCACCCACGTCCAGCCCACCGCCAAGACGCCAAAAGCCACCGTCACCCACACGATCCCTAACGCCAGTGCCGTCATGCTGTCCTCCGCTCTGCGCCCTCGACGATGCGCTTCGCAGTTTCCATAGCAAGGCTGAATGCCGCGCCTCTACCCCAGCACGCTTGTGGCGTAGCCGGAACTAGCTGCGCAACTAATTGAGCCGACATGAACTCAACGTGCGCGGCGATGCAACGCGCGTGTTCTGGCGACGTCGCGGCCACACATATCGCCGCCAGGACCATCACGACGGCACGTGTTTTCTTTGTTCCAATGACTTCGGCCAACACGGCGGCAGCGATGTCAGAGTTGGTTTCGATGACTTCAGCCATCACGTCAGTTGACGGCTTCAGGTTCCCCATCAACGCGCAATAACCGCGCGCGATGCTGGCTTCAACAGGCGAGTGCCGATGCCCAGTGCCACGAGCCGCGAGATCGCGAGCGGTTTGAGGCGTGCCACGGTCTAGCAATTTGGCGCTGTCGGCTGGATTGCCACGGCTGATTCGGAAGTAAACATTGACGCCGCTGTAAACGACCGCCCATAGGCGCTTCTGGCCGGTCAGGACATTGCCATCTGTGTCCAGCACGATGCCCTGTGCGTGGAGTTGCCATTTCCCCTGCGCCATCAGATCGGCGTACTCCTCGACCTTCCGCCAGTTGATGGGCCTGTTCCGCTTGTTGTGCTGCAGCATCTCCTGCGCCATGAGCGGGCTGATCAACTCAGTCGTATCAACAATCAGTGGAACATCAGACCCGACTCGCTGGCTGTCTACGGCAAGCGCGCGTCTCAGAGCTTTACCCTTCATTTGACTGGCTCCTGCACGGACATGCGTATGGCTGTATCGCACACGGCATCGAATAAGCCGGACTCCTTCAGCGCCTTGATCTCTCGACATAGAGAGACGAATCGCTCAAGGCGTTCCACCTCGGTCTTGTAGTCAGACTCAAGGAAGAACTTGCGGATGTCTCTAAGTTCACACAAGCATGTCTGAACCTCTTCAACGGCCCGACATCCTGGCCGATCGAAGCTGTGTCACGTGACGAGTGAGCGCAGGCGCAACCACACCGTGAATCGCTGCGACCTCGTTCGAGAGTTCCTGCAGCACGCGCTTGGACTCCTCGACCTGTTCATTGATCGCCGCTAGCAGCTCAACCGTTCCTTCCATAAATCTCCCAACCCTAAATGCGTCAACTCGCCATGTCATCTGAAAGGCGATATCGCCTTCGCCCCGAACCCCAGTAATAAAGCCAGAATCAGCCATCCTCCGAGCGCAGGTCTTCATTTCCGCATTCAGCATCTGAGTGAGCGGATGGCGTTCGGCTCTGGCGTATTCCCAATCTACTGATCCGAACTTCATGAGCGCATCTGCCCGATCGAGAAGAACTGGCGACCTTGCACGCACGCGAATGCGAACCCGAGGCGCGCACGACGAGCACGATTAGCCTTGCGCCACTTCCTATGCTCACGACGCAGCGTCCTTCTATTGCTCAACGCTGTCCTCCGTGTCGCTGTCGTTGTTCACTAATCCCACGGCGCATCCCACGCCGGTCCTTCCTTGTCAGCCACCAATCCGCCGCCCCGAACAACAGGAGCAGCACCACCAGCAACGCCAGCCACGCCATGAGTTGCAGGGGGTCAGCCATGTTTCCTCACGAGAGAATTATGTTGACTAAAGAGCGCCTGTAAGTAACACTAAGTCAACTACTTACAGTTTCTAGTAAACATAACGTAACACTCATTATCAGACATTGCGCGAAGGGCCAAGGAAACCAATAGTCCGGCACGCGCGCTACGACTTGCTTCCGTTCAACTCGCCGAAGATCGCCTCAACATCCGCGCCTTTGGCGCCCGCCTTCCGCAGCGCCTCGACAATCGCTAGACAGGTCTTGATGCCTGGATTCTTGTTCCCCCCGGCTTCGATCTGGTGGACAGTGTTGGTCGTCAAGCCGGCCCGTTCGTTGAGTTCGAGTTGGGTCAGGCCGAGGGCTTCTCGAATCTCCGTAAGTGTCATCGCAGACGGGACTATATAAATACTTCCTACTGGCTGTCAAGTGCCTTGCGCAGAGGCCGATTTCCGGGCTATTGTTCGAGCCTCCGATAGATGACAGTTGGACATCCGGTCGTGCTTCGCTGTTCGGCTGCGGTCATCATCACGGTCGTTGGCACACGTCGTCTGGCCGATGCCTTGGCCAGCAACATTAGGTTCGATCTCGTCGACTTCGGGGTCTTCTACCGCGCGGCCGCCTGCTTGGTCTCGCGCTGCGACCCATACGCCATCCCGCAAGGGATGACTTCACCGAATCTCGCCCCGCCGCATGTCCTCCTCCTCTTCCTCCCGCTGCAGGGGTGGTCGATTCAGTCCGCCTATTACATCTGGCTTGCCATCAACGCCGCCGCGCTGGGCTTCTGCGCATTGCGCATCGCACGCGAATTGGATCTCACACATTCCTGGTCGGTCGCTCTGCTGGCCGCGGCCGTGGTCGCCAGTTCAGGCCTTGCGATGGGGTCGGTCGCGAGTGGTAACTACTATCCGCTCCTTACAATCCCGCTGACTTTCGCGTGGGTCGCGTGGCGCCGCGGCCGGCTGACCGTCACTGCACGGTGGCTCGGCGCCGCGGCCGCGTGCAAAGTACTGTTACTGCTTCCGCTCGTGTGGTTCGCCATTCAACGTGAGCATCGCGCCGCGTTGGCGATGACGTCGACCTGGCTCGTGATCTTCGTCGTGGGCCTGCTCACCCTCGGTATCGACGTCTATGCCGGCTGGCTCGTCATCCTCGCCCGGGCGCCGATGGCCGGCCAATTCCATGACGCCGCGATCATGCAGGCCGCGCTACGCGCGTTCACCGAAACATCGCTCTATGCGCCCATCATGCCAGCGCCGGCGCTCGTCAGGCCGATCTGGGCTGTGCTCGCAGGACTTCTCGTCACCGCGACGGTGATCGTCCGTCGGGATCCTGATCGCGCCCTCCTGACCCTGATCGCTGCGGCCATCCTCGTCGCGCCAATAGGCTGGGTATTCGGCTGCTGGTGGCTCGCTGGCCCGGCCGTCGCAGTGTGGGTCACCGGAACCACCTGGGCCAGACTGGCGCTTGCCTGCGGCGCCGTGGCGCTCTGGCTACCTGATACGACGCCATTGTGGGGCCAGCCATCGCCGTGGCTGACGCTCACAACGGGGTCGCTCTACCTGTGGGTGGCGGTCGCGCTCTGGACCGCCGGCGTCATCCCTCGGAATGCGGCATGACCCGCCTGATCATGGGTCTTCGGACTCCTGGCCGCCGGGCGTGGGACGTGGCTCCGTCTCGTCGCGGGTGCCATCGCGCGACCGGCTACGGCCGGTGGACCCGGATCTCGTCTGGCTCGTGGTATTCACGCGCTGAGCCGCGCCACCACCTTCAGGTACCGATTCTTCTGGTCCTTCGTGACCGTCCCCGAGCTCCACTTCTGCGCGCTGCTGAACTCCACATAGCCCTCGATCTGGATGTTGCCAGCCGCCTGATGAAAGCCGCCGACCGTCCCGCTCACGTAGGCGACGACATCGGCCGCGAGCACCGTGTACGTCAGACACCAGACGGACACGCCGTTAATCGTCACCTGTGCTGCGATGGCGGTGCGCGTGAGCAACCCGGCCGCGCCAGGCATCTTGAAGATCAGTTGCTTGACGACGGCCGCGGACGGATCAAAGTTCGCGGGGTCGAGATCGAAATCATACGTGGGCACGCGGTAAACGGTGCCCACGTCCGAAACATGAACGTCGACGCTTGTCGCCATATGGGTTATCGCTCCGTGTCTGAACCTGTGACGGTCCGACGATAGATCGCCTGTTCGCCAGTCCACGCGCGGCGCACCCCGGCATCTTCTCCGGTCACCGTGCGCCGGAAGATCGCCTCTTCGGTGGTCACTTCGTCGGCTGACGAGGCTGGAATGGCGACCGTGCCCGTCTGTCCGGTCCCTTGCACGCCGGTCAGTGCGACGGTGACACTCGGCGTCACCGTGCCGACAGCACCAGTCGACGAGACGCCGGTCAGGACGACCGAAACCGTGACGGCGACTTGCCCAACTGAGCCAGTCCCCTCGACGCCCGTGAGCGCGGCCGTCTGATCGTTGCCGGCCGTGACGTTGCCGACCTGCCCCGTGCCGACGTTGCCGCTCAGCGAGACGTCGAAGGCCGGGACAACCGTACCCGTCTCGCCCGTGCCCTCGACGCCCGACAACTCAACCGGGAAGGTGGGGACGACGGCACCGATCTCGCCGGTCCCTTCCGTGCCAGTCAACGCGACCGTGAGACTCGGGTCGACGATGCCCGTCTGACCCGTGCCGGCGACGCCGCTGAGCGCGACCGTGACGTCGGCGCCCGCACTGACCGTGCCGACCTGGCCGGAGCCTTCGACCCCCGATAGCGGGATCTCAAAGACGGGCGCAACGACGTCGGTCTCCCCGGTGCCCTCCTCGCCCGTGAGCGCAACAGCAAACTCCGGTGCAACGGCCCCGACGTCGCCGGTCCCTCCGACGCCGGTGAGGGCGCGCGTGATGTCCGCTCCGGCACTGACTGTGCCGGTGTCGCCCGTGCCCTCAACGCCTACCAGTGGGATGTCGAAGGCGGGCGCAACCGTGCCAATCTCGCCGGTCGCTTCCTCGCCGGTCAGGGGGACCGGGAACGTGGGGACCACCGTCCCCACTTGGCCCGTGCCTTCGACACCCGTGATCGGAACGTCGAACTCTGGCGAGACGTTGCCGGGGCTGCCTGTGCCGGCCACGCCCGTGATCGGGATGTCGAACTGTGGCGCGACCGTGCCCGGTGTGCCAGTCCCTTCCACGCCAGACAGCGCCCGCGAGAACGTCGGCCCGACGGTGCCAAGGGCTCCGGTCCCTGCGGCCCCTGTCAGCGCCAGACTGAAGCCGGGGCCAACCGTCCCGATGGCCCCCGTCCCTTCGACCCCCGTCAGGGCGACCGTCGTAGCTGGCGCCCGAGAGAAGCCCCCGTAGCGTTGCCCAGGTACACCGCCGGGCGTGAGCTGGGTCAGGATATTGACGGGATGGCCGACGCCCAACGACCCCAGCGCCCCAGTCCCACCGACCCCAGACAGCGCCAGCGAGAAGGCTGGACCTACCGTGCCAGGACTGCCGGTCGCCGAGACGCCGGTCAGCGGCACGTCTGCGCTAGGCGTGATGGTGCCGGCCGAGGCGGTGGCCGCAACCCCCGAGAGCGCAATGGTGACGGCGAGGCCGAGCGTGCCGATCGCGGAGGTGCCAGCAACGCCTGTGAGCCCGACGGTCACATCGCTGGAGGCAATGAACTCCAGCAGGAACATGACGCCGGCAGAGCCCCCGCCACCTGCTCGGTTCGGTGCGCCAGACGCATGGCCGCCTGCGCCGCCACCGCCGTAGGCACCCGCATTGCCGCCGACGGCGTTACTCCCGCCAGGCGCACCACCGGAGACGCCGCCACCAGCGCCACCCGCACCGTCTGCGCCTGAGAATTGAATCGCGCGCCAGCCGGGCTCGCCCTGGACGTTCAGAGAGCCATTTGTACCGAGGCCGCCCGCGCCGCCCGCACTCGACACCCCAACGGTCGTCGAGCCACCCGTAGCGGCGCCGAGGCTGCCGCCGGGGGCATTGGCAATCGCCCCGGCCGTGTCGAGAGTCGTCGGATTGCCGCCAACATCGGTCGCCGCTGCCGCGCCCACCACGTAGGGCTTGCTCGCGCCAATCGTGGCCGCGTCGAGCAGTTCGACGGATCGGCCGCCTTCGCCGCCACCCCCGCCGGATTCATCGGTCGCCGCCGCCGTGACGCCGCCCGCCCCGCCGCCTTGCAGGATGGCGAGGACGTGCGCCGTGTTCGCCGTCGGGGTATAAGTGCTACTCCCGGCGCCGAAGACACGTGCGATGAGGCCAGTGAGATTGGCCATCTGGCGCTAGGTTCCGACGAACTCAATCATGTAGAGCGCGCCAGCCGCTCCGGCGCCGCCCGTGCGATCAGTATCGCCCGCCGTGTGCGCCCCGCCCCCACCGCCGCCGTAGGCTCCGCCGGCATTGCCCACGGCTTCCGTGCCGGACTGGGCGCCACCGCCGCCGCCGATGCCAAAGAACGAGGCCGCCGCGCCCCCAGCTCCACCCGATCCGTGCGTGGTGGAGTAGATGATGGCGCGCATCCCCGGCTCGCCAGCGAAGTTAAGATCGCCCAAGGTGCCGACGCCGCCGACCCCGCCCGCCGCCGACACGCCGACCGTTGTGGTATTGCCGGTGGCCGCGCCAGTGCCGCCCCCAGTGGCCTGCAGGATTTCCGATCCCGCCGCGCCGAGTCGCGACGTCGTGCCACCGTTGCCTGAGCTTCCCCCGCCCCCCGCCACGTATTCCTTGTTCGCGCCGATGTCCGCGGCCGAGAAGAGCTTGACCGCACAGCCGCCGCCCCCACCACCGCCGCCCGCGTCATCGGCTGCCGTGACCGGCGCGCCGCCCCCGCCCCCACCGATACACACGGCGAGCACCTGGAGCATCCCCGTGGTCGGGGTATAGGTGCCCGATCCGGTCAGGACTTGCGTGACGACACTGGTAATAGCCATCTATGCCGCCTCAATACGCATACTGCTCAACGCTTTACGCGATTCTCACCAGGGCCGTAGCAGCAGCGTGCGCGGGCATTGTAAGGGTAAAAGTTCCAGCCACGATACTCTGCGATCCGAACGTGTGGACCGACACCGCCAGCTTCGACGCCGACGTGTCGTTGTAGATCAACACCGCGTCGAATGCGCCGCTGGAGGTGAGCGCCGCCCAGGACAGCGAGGCCGTTGGCGTCCAGATGGCCGTCGTGCCATCCAGCGCCGGATCGGTGCCATTCGTCACCGCCGTCCCACCCTGCGTGTAGTTGCCAGTGCCGGCCAGTTCGCCCGTCGTGTTGTACACGGTGTCGCCCGCGCCACGCGAGGCGGTGACGAGATAGAGCGCCCCCTTGAAGTCGTCCTTTGTCGTTGCGGCGCGGATCACCGATGCGCCATGCGCATGGAGGCCGAGCATCACGTCACGTTTCCAGGCGCTAGTCAGAGCTTGAGTATTTGCCACGTCTACACTCCTTTACTGAGAACCCAATCCGAATGCTGCCGCAATAGCCGTCGCCACTGGCGATGTCTTCAAGGTCACATGCGCGGAACGATGCACCAGTTCTTCGCCCAAGTAGTACTCCACCCATGTCGTGTGTTCGTTGTCGTCGTCGAGCACACCTTCCCGCTTCACGAGATCGCACTCGTCCATCTCGCCGCGCGTCGTCTGAATCACTGCCATCTGGCCCTCCGGTTACACAATCACGTAGGTGTCGCCGCCCGACGGCGCCGACGTCAGCGCGGTAAACGTGAGCTTGTCCGTCGCTGGGTCAAACTCGGTGATGTCCGTTGCCTCTTTGGCGAGGGTGCCCGTCAGAAAGATCACGATCCGGCCCTTCCAATGATCGGTATCCGCCTGCGTCAGTCCGCTATCGATGAGCGTGGTGGTGGTCACCGCGCCGGTGACGGAGCCGTAGTAGATCGACTCAGCCGATCGCCGGAGGTTTTCCGCCGCCGCCGTGCCACCATTCAGCGCCACGGCATTCGCGTCGACGCTGCCGTTCGCCGGTTGATTGATCTGCCCGGCGCCAGTGCCCCGCGTGTAGAGGCCGCCCGCCGCTTCGGCCGCGGCGTTCGGCAGAGCTGTCAGTCCCGCTCTGACGCCGTCACGCATATCGACGGAGACCAGCACGAACTCAATCGAGCACGGGTCCAGGCCCGTGCCGACGATCGAGACGACGACGGCCCACGCGCCAAACGTCAGGGCTGCGTCGCCAACGTCCAGCCGGTACAGGCCGGGCGCGTCGGTCGCTGAGACTTCCTTGAAACCCCAATCGGTATGGGCGTCGGTCAGGGCGGAGAGCGCGGCGGGCGTGACATCGGTACAGACGACGTCGTTGTCGGTTTCGACACGCGTGTGCGCGATGTCGATGCTCGCCTCAGTGAGCCCGGTCTTCGGGGCGCCAGCGACGTCGCGGATCAACACGAGGACCGTGTGGTCCGTTTGGCCCACTAGTATTTCTTGTTTCATCGCTTAGCCCCGCATGTCCTTCATGTCCACAGAATCGGCCATGTCTTTCGCCACCAGAATGAGAATGCTCGCCGCCGCCTGCACGATGTTGATGGCGATGTATCGCCACAGGTCGACGTCCGTGCTGCTCGCCCAGGAGTAATCCATGCTCACCGAGGCCGCGCCGGGCTGCGTGCTCGTGGCGAAGTTGTCTCCGCGAGCCGCGTTGTACGTTTCGGCCCGTTCTGTCTGATCGGCCCCCTCAGTCAATGTCTTGTCGGTCTCTGGGAAGGTCGGCACGAAGACCCAATCCACTACGAGATCGCCCGCCTGACTCGTCACGGTCAGCGTGGTCGTTTGCGCCTCCACGCCCCCGTCGGCCGCCTGTGGCGACGTGAAACACGCGGCCGTCGTGAGGTGTGTGCCGGTGAACGTCAGCGAATGCGCTGAGACAGAGAAGTCCGATCCGGAAGCTGTAATTTCGACCGTCTGCGCGCCGCTCGCGGGGTTGGCGAGGCCCCATTGTTGTAGCCGTCCGGTGCCGGTCGTCGGGTGCTCGTTGACCAGCGTCATAGCGGCGCCGCCGTACGTCACCCCAGTGACTTGGTCACCGCCGACCTTCTTCAAGGCCACCATCGCCGCTGTCGGCGTGCCAGTTGGTGTGTGCGTCCATGACTTCGACGACACATTTTCACCGGTTTGCAACTGGGCGATAACCGCGTCAAAGGCAACAGACATATCTCACCTACAGCCCGCAGCGATACGCCGTGGCCGGACGGGTCAGCGGCGTCACGGTTGCACCTTCGTCGCTGTGCAGCCCCGAGTGTCCACGGCCACGAAGCGCAGCGACGGCAGCCAGGTAAACGTCGCAGACGCGAGCGAGAATGTGCCGCTATTCCACGTTCCAGACTTCGATCCCGTGGTGCCGCCAGGCCAGCGCGACACGGTGACGACGAGCGGCGTGGCCACACATGGATTAGTCGGCGGCGGCACCACAATCGCGCGCGTCTCGGTCTCGATCAGGGCAGGACAGGCCAGGCCACCATTCGCGGGTGGCGTCGTGACCGTGCGCGTGCGCGTGCGTGACTCCTCGGTCGCACTGATCGGCGCCCACGCCGACCACGCGGACCACGCGGAGACGACGCAATCGACTGGCGCAGGAGGCAGAGCGACAGTCGTCACCGTGAGTGTCTCCGCGTCCGTCGCGTCGTTGTAGGACGTGTCGCGGGTCCAGGCCACGAGGGGGTAGCTACCCACCGCGGCCGGAGTCCAGGTCGTCGTGAACGTCGTCGGGAGCGGCGTCGGGCCAAACGGGAACTCGAACAGGTCCACGCCATTCAGCCGAATGACCGTCCCGCGCAGCGCAACGTTGTCGTCCACCGCCACCGTCAGCGTGACCGTCTGGCCGAGCACGAGCGCCGCGCTTGACAGGGTGAGATTGATGGTCGGCGGCGTGGTGTCGCTCGTCGGTGGCGGTGGCGGCGTACAGCCTTCGTCGATTAGACCGTCGTTGTCGTTGTCGATCCCGTCACCACAGATTTCGGTGGGCGGTGGCGGCGGCTGCGTCGTCCCGCTGATGGTGTAGACGTGGATGCGCGCCTGTGCCCCGTTGCCGAAGTTCTCGGTGAGGTAAATCTGGCCCGTGGCGGTGTTGTACGCGAGCCCGCCGACGTTCGTCCCGATCCCCTGAATCGTCTCCACCAGGTAGGGCGTGATCTCCCAGTACTGTTTGGTCCCGGCCTTGACGAGCGCGAGATCCGACGCGCGATAAAACCAGATCCGAGGGACGTAGGGCGGCGCGTAGGAGCCCTTGCTGGTTTGACCGCATTGCACATCCCCGTAGCAGAACGTCCCGATGCCGATCTTGCCGACGAACAGGACCGTGTTCGTGTTGTCGGGGAGGAGGATACCGGTCACATCGGCCGTGTCGTTGTAGGTGCCGGAGGTCTGGTTCCACGGACCGAGCGTCTGATGGGCGTCCGGGTAGGCGACGAGTGTTGTCGCCGGGGTGGGATTGACCGCAGATAGCAGGTTCGCCTTCGTGACCGCGCTGACTGATGGACCATACGACGTGCGGCTCACAATCGACAGGCAGCACTGGCCGGTGAGAAAGTCCCCGCCGAGCGCGGCCTGCCACACGGGCGGGATCGTCCCCATGTAGCCTGCGTAGAAGGCGGGATTGAGCGACCCCACGCCGAACGGGCCGACGATGCTGGCGGTCGCGAGATTGGTAGCCCTGACAAAGTGGGATGACGAGGCCGTCATCGCCCCGTCGTAAAACGAGTAGGCGGTCAGCAGGAGTTGCGTACCACTGACGAACAGCCCCCCGATCTTCTTACTGTTCGTGTCGGTCGGGTTGATCTGGTTGAGCCGCCCTTCGAGCGCGTCCCGCGGTTGCTGGAGCTGGACGGCTTGCCCCGTCGATGTCGGAATGGAAATCTCCGCCACCGTCTGCGTCCAGTCGTGGCAGGTGAAGAACAGCGACCCCTGGCCGCCGTTCCCCGCCGGGTTGAAGGCGATGGCCCCGTTGGTGTATTCGCAGTACTGGCCCGAGGACGAGACATCGTGCATCGCCGGTAGGGTGAAACTGTATTGATGGACGAGGTCGGCCGCCGTGAGGAGCCGCGTCGGCAGTTGCCGCGCTTCCACTGTTGGCCCGCAGGCCAGATACAGGCCGACCGTCAGGAGCGCCGTGGCGAGCAGGTGCGGGAAATAGCGTGTTGCCAGTCTCATTAGCAGCCGTCCAGTCTCATTAGCGATTTCTCTTGCATCTTAGGCGCATTGCGCCTATACTGAGTCTCATGGATGGCACTGATGCCGTCCGGCGCGCCTCGGCCATCAGGGGCGGGAGACACACCATGACCCCCACGTTGCAACTGCTCAGGACCACCGACCACGGCAAGCCGGCATTTGAGATGGTCATCCGCGGCGCGTGCGCCGACTCGCTGTGCCAACAGCTTGACGCCATTGGATTGACGCCGACAACCGACATCACCAACCGCCGTGCCATCGTCTGCACCACGGCTGACGATCTGAGCCGCGTGCAGAACGCGCTCAAGGCGCTCGTGGCCGTGGGCCTGATCGCCGTCGCTCGCTAGGAGGACCCCATGACCATTTATCGACTCGACAGCCACCGCGTCATTCCAGGCACCGACACGTGGCCCGTCGTGGACGTGATTGTGGCGCCGACGCCAGAGACGTGTCTCGCAGAGGCCGACCACAAATATCCCAACGCCGAGGATCGCCTGGGCTCGCTGCACTGGACGACGCCCAAGATCGTCACAGAGGACTGACGACGCGATGAGCCCGACCCACCCTAATCGCTCCCGCCGCACGCCGCATCCGTCGCGCAATCCCGCGCCTGACGAGATTCGGCGGGCGCGGGAGAACGCTGGGCTCACGCAAGCTGGCGCCGCCTTACTCGTCCACACCATTGATCGCGTCTGGCGCCAATGGGAGGCCGGCGACCGATCCATGCACCCCGCATTCTGGGACTTGTTTTTACGTAAGGTTTCGGCGAGCGCGCCCTGACACAGCAGCGATGCAGTAGCCCGCGCCATCACGACTTCCTCCGCGGCCACACAAAGTGACCAGCTAACAGCCCGAGAGAAAACGGCAGCAGGTCTGACCGCTCACCGGCCGCCCAGACCAATTCAGAAATCGTGTCGCCAGTTGCCTCATGCACAATGGCCCAGAGTTCATAGGCGCCCAGACACACAAGGCCGACAATCAAGATCCACTTCATGGACGCCCCCTCCGTGACTGCACAATCGCCAAGATGATCTCGATCGCCTTCTGCCACCACGGCCGTTTCTTCGGCGTCGGCGGCGTGGGGGCAGGCTCAGGCTCAGGCACAGGGACGGGCACAGGCGCCGGAGGTTCAACCACGGGCGGGACGGGCGGCAGCTCCGGCGCGGGCGGTGGTGCTGGCTGAGGCGCCACGACAACCGGCGGCACGTAGGGCGGAAACGGCGGCATGAGCGCCGCAGACACCGTGCCGTGCTCGTTCGCCCACGTCGCGGCATACTCGGCGCTGTCAGCGGAGACCTCAAGCCGCGGGTAGAAGCCGAGCCCCTCATGAATCAGGAAGGGCGTGACACCATCAACGCCGACCATGCGATCGGCCGGACTCGCTTCCTGTCCGAACCAGACGCCGCCGCGCTCGGTCGCCGAAATCATCGGTAAGCCCGCGACCGTGGTGAACCGATCCCGATCCGCCCAGCGCAGCACATCCTGTGAGCCGTCGAGCGCGCGCCCGGCTGCCACGTCCAGTAGGAACGTCGCCGGCAATTCGCCATTGACCCCACGGAGTACCGGTAGAGCTTTCGCCACCTGGCCCACTTCCTGCCGCCAGTACTGGCCGTCGCCGCGTTTGGAATAGAGGACGAACGCCGCGCCGTTCCAGCGCACCTTCGCCCCTTCCTGGCCGGAACAATCGAGGCCCGTCTCCGACACGCCCGCCGAGTTGATCGTCACGAGCTTGTCGTTGCGCGGGTCGGTGTTCGAGGCCGTGAACGCCTGAGCCGCACAGAGGACTGACCCGTCTGGCGCCGAGTCTGCGTCCAGGTGCGTAAACCCGATGCCAGGGCACGAGTGCGCCCAAAGCACTTCGCCCGTCAGCAGCCGCACCGCCTCAACCGTCCGTTGGTCGACCGACACGATCAGCCACAGCCAGCCCTCAGGCGTCCAGAGGACGCGCGAGAACACGCCGGAGCGGGTGCGCAGGGCCATCAGTTCACCTCGGCAGCGACGACCAGAGCAGCCCGAGCGCCAGCAGGAACGCCGCCCACGTCACGAGGCCCTTGCCGCGTGATTCAACCAGCGCGTACCCGGACAACGCGAGCGCGACAACCCAAAACAACAGTGGAAACGTCATAACCCTGCACTCCCTTCATTCCGCCTTTGCGTCGTCGATTCGAGGCGCCCGACGAGCCGCTGGATCTCGCCCATCAACCGGAGCAGCATGTCGTCCTGTTTCTCCATGCGGATGTTGTGCTCGATGAGCGTCTTGGCGTGGCTACTCAACATGACCTCGAACACGGCGAGACGCCGGTCCACCGACCCATAGAGTCGCGTGGCTGAAATCCACAACCCCACGACAATGCCGATCATGGTGATGACATTGCCGAGGGTGATGGTCGGGTCGAAGTTCGGCATCATGCTCACCACACCACTTGTGCTTTCGCGCCAGCCTGCCAGCCGCCGCCCCATAACTTCGCCGCGTAGCCGCCCACGTTCAACCAGGACTTCGGCTTCGCGCCCACCTCGAATTGCATCCCTTGCAGCGTGACCCCTGCGCTCGCATAGCCTTTCTTGCCTGACGGAATCGCCCGCACCGCGTCCGAGATCGCCGCCGACAGATCCGCAGACATCGGGCGCGCAAGTGACACCAGCGCCGGGCTCACTGCCCTGGTGTCCCCGGTGCGTTTCCCACTGGTACCGGCGCCGCGATCACCACAGGCGTTGCCGCGCTCACGACTAGCGGCCCAGCCGCACCGATGCCCAATTCAGGCAACGCGGCTGTCACGGCAGACACCACTAACTCGGTCGCCTTCTTCGGTAGGTTTTCCTTAACCGTCGCCACCGCTCCGGCCATCTGCTCCTCAGGCGTCATCCGCTTCCCGGTCTTCTTGAGGTACGCGGCTGAGACCTCTTCCATTTTCTTGGCCCCCTGCTGCGCGAAGTACTTCAACTGCGCCTCATCCTCTGCGCTGAGCGAGTAGCCGATCTTGCGAGACACCTGGGTCGCAATCCAAATCAGCAACATGCCCAGCGCCGACGCGATGATGCCGCCGACGACTTTAATGATCTCGGCGTACATCGGGTCGATCGTTTGCGCGATGATCGGATCCATGCTCACTCCTTTGCTACTTCGTCCTTCGCAGGGCGTCCATTAGCTCGCCAGCCTCCGCACGCCGAGCACGTCGGCACTCACGAAACGCGCGAGACTCACGGTATTGTTCTGATTCCCACCGAGCAGCGTGACCGTATTGCCGTCTGTGCCAGCGAACCAGCCGACATGCCCCGGCGCGGCGATCACATCCGGCCCCGGCTGCGGTGCTGCCCCACGCTTCAGAATCACCACGTCGAAGCCAGGCTTGGCGTCCTGCAACCGGATCGGTGTGCCCACCGTGAGCCACGAGCGCGCCGCCAGCGACTTCGACCGCGGCAATCTGAGCAACCACGCAGTAAACGAAATGAACGCTGCGCACCACGGCACGTCATCCGACCCGGCCCAGTCGTTGTCGAGCTTCAGCATCGCCACGATGAGCGGATTCGACGACACCCCGGCAATCTCTTTCGTGCCGACGAATCTCATAGCGAGGTCGAACGCGGTGATCGTCATTCATCACCCCTGCGCGCGAGACGTTGCCCAGCGAGCAGTTCCGCCTTGCGCCGGTCCAGATACATCCGTGCAGACATCCAAATCACCCCAACCAGCAGCACCCAGATCAAGGCTCGGTCCCGTCGCCATGACGGGTGAATCGCCGACAGACCCCCGGCCATCGCCATGAACATCAGCGACCGCGCCGCGCTCCGCAGACCTTCATAGGCGTGCAGCACTTCCCCATTGATCCCGCTCAGGCGCATCGCGCGAGAATCGCGGACCAAGATGAGGAACATCCACGTACTCGCCACGAGCGCGATGCTGGCAACGATGAGTCGACTCCACAACAGCTCAGGCTCCACGCACCTTCACCCGGTCCTTTCGATTAGCTGGTGGCACGCGCGCCTCGACAAACTTCCGCACCGCCGCCAGCCGCGCCTCAAGCTCTGACACCCGGCCAGACGTCGGGGACGGATCGACCCGCTCAGTCCACCGCATGAGCAGGGCACGCATGAATCGCCTCACCGCCGCCCCCGCACGGGGGGCAGCCACCCCTGCGTTAAGCGTTCCGACAGCTTCATGGCCTCAGCCGCCATCGTCACGGCCTTGTCCGCGTGCGCGCACTTCTCGCGGTACGTCCAGCCGGCCACGAGCCAGCCTTTGAGCAAGGACGTGATGATCAGACCCATGAGCCCGATCACCGTGAGCCGTTCAACGTCGATCTGGGTCCAGTCCAACCACCACCAGCCAGTCAGTCATTCGTCTGCCACAAAGAGAAAAGCCGCTACGTCCGTGCGTTGCAGCACGTCCGAGCGGCTCCCTCTCGATGGCCCCTGTCTCACATCGCACGCGCCGGGCCGGCGCGGGTTCGGGTAGCTATCCCTATCGAGTGAGTAGAGTTTACTCCGTCAGTGCATCGTTTTAGGTCGGCACGGGCAGATTCTCCAAATCGAGTGATTCAAACTCGACGGCGAACTTCTCTAGGCCGCCAAGGATCAACGTGTGCCGTTCACACCGCAGTAACCGATCATCCCACCCAGCAGCATCAAGACCTTCAAAGTGGTCGAGATCGAGGTTCTGGCCGAGTTCCACGTTCGTCCCGCAGAGACTGTCCTTGACCGCGGCCACCACCGGGCCAGGCGCGAGTACCTCAAGGTGTTGCGCCACGATGTCCTCAGCGGTCGCCGAGTCGCGTGTCAGTTCGAGCGAGAGGCCGCCGTCGGCGCCCATCTTCCTCGTGCCGTACTTGGTGTCCGAGGCGCTATCGGTCTGCACCTGGTCGTCGACGTCCCACTCGCGCTGCGGCTGGCGCAGGCTGGCCGGCAACGCATCGCCCACCGCCGGCGTAGGTTCTGGCAAGGGCGGCGTGTAGAGGCGGCCATACCGATAGAGCACGTAATTCCGGATCTCGGTGCGTTGCCGGCGCGCGCGGAACGACTGCGCCAGCGTGTCCGTGATATCAGAGATGGTCCGCGCGGCCGCGGCCGCCGGGTCGATCACAGAGCCGATGATCTGGCCGTCCTTGTTCTGACCCAGATACAAGCCGTGCTCGTACGCCATCCGGGCGAGCTCACGGAGGCTGACACCCTCGCCATCCCACCCGAGTAGGAAGGCCCCGAGCCATCCACTGGCCGTGCGGACCTCACTCCGGGTCTTCGCCGCGGCGAACGTGGCCTGGTTCGTCCGTGAGTAGCCGTTCACGGTCGGCGCCGCCAGCCGGGCCCCGGACTGGTAGTCGCCGAGAATCAAGTTATGCAGGAGATCCAGGAACTGCAGCGGCAATGACTCGATCAGATTACCGCTCCCGTCTCCAACGTCCTCGACGCCGCCAAGATTCACCACCACGGGCACCTGGCCCGTGCGCGCGAGGATCGACCGCGGACCGCGGCCGTAGATAACGCAGTACCGACGGCCGTTGAAGTCCCGATATGGCACCGCCGATCCAAATGCGGACGTCCAGTCCGCCTGACCAGGGAAGAGCCAGTCCGTGGCGACGGGCAGCGTCGCCAGCGTTTCCTTGAGTCGAGCGACGGCCAGCGAGGGGCCAAACGGTGAGATCGGCACGAAGAGGGCCAGTGGGTCGCCGGCCGGGGCATGCCCGAAGAGCACGTACTCATCCCAGTCCATGGCGAAGTACGGGATGTAACGGGTGCCCGTGAAGATGCCTGGCACGACGCCGACGGCGCTCAGGCCCTTCGCCTCGTCGGAGAGGAGGCCGTACCCCACCGGCACGGGCTTGCCGATCATGGTCGGGTTGCCCGGGTTCACTGGATCGGCTGGGTCGTTCCCCATGTTCGGGAAGTCGGTCAGCGTGAAGAGCCGTGAGGGATAGCGCGGCTCCGGGTCCAGGTCCAGGATGCGCTGCAGCCAGTCAGAGGCGGTCAGGCGGAACTCCAACCCGCCCAGCGGCTCACTGTCGGTCACGTTCCCGCTGAACACCCGACGGGGCGTGGAGCCCGCCTTGATGGCCGTCTCGGTGGAGATGTAGATCTCGACCAGCGCATCGGTGAGGCCATCGCCATTGCCTTCCAGATCACGCAGGAGTCGGTCCGTGTCGAACAGCTCGATGGTCACCTGCGAGCCGCGCAGGTCGCCGCCGGACCGGCTCGTCAGCGCGCGCACGATGCTCCCGAACGACTTCACGGACGGCTCATCCGGCACCGTCACGTTGATGGGGACACTCGTGTACCGCTTCAACGTGCCCCCGGGTGGCGTCAGGTCCATGAAGACCACCGGCGTATCCACGCCGCAGAGGTCGAGGCCGGCCGCGGGGTTGGTCCCTGCGCCGACCGTGCCGCCACCAGTTGGCGGCGAGACGATGGCCGGGTCCGGTGGCCGGTCCTGGACCAGTAAGGCGACGAGCTGCGTCACTCGGACGGCATTCAGTGTCGAGATGAACTGGCCCCAGGCCCAGTTCGCATTCGTCGCGGCCGGCGTGACTGACGGTGACGCCTGCAGCGCCAGCGTGTCGCCAGGTGCGACGGCCATAGCCCCGACAGCGTCGGCGCCCTCGTCAGCAGCATCAGTAATCGTGACTGAGGGGGCTCCAGTTGGCGTTGCGCCGTTGACGCGTCCGTCGAAGGTGTAGGCATCGCCGCCAGACCCTGGGGCCGTCCCGAGTTTGACGACCAGGCCGATGAGCTGGAAGCCTGTCGCGCCGCAATGAAACCATTCGACATCGGCCTCGGTCGTATCCCAGGCCGTGCCGGCCTGGTCGGGTGTGCACGGCGGCGCATAGGTGGGCACGCCGCTGTCTGGCGAGTCGTTGGCATGACCGCAGTACTGGGAGTACCCGTCGGTGTCGGCGACAAACGACACCCCAATCCCGATCGCATTCGACGCGGGGCTGTTCGTGGCGACCGCCTTAACGTTGACTTCATCACCCACTGCCAGCGTCAACGCGAATGTTGCCGATCCGGTGGTGGCGGAATCAGAGATGGTGAGCCGTGTGTCCGGCGTGCCGCCGGACCCATCTTGATCGACGCCGTTCTTGCGGATCGTGAACGTGATCGACTTGCCGGAGCCTGGTGCCGTCTCGAAGTCCGCCCAGAAACCCGTCAGGGCACCAGGCACCGCCACGACGTCCCGATGATTCAGACCATCCGAGTTACTCCAGTTAGAAGGCCCACGGAAAACCCCGTCGTATTTGGTGCCCGTGATCGCGCCCGTCGTCGCGATGGCGTACCCAGACTCGCGCGCGACGCTCCCCTCGAACTCAATCGAGATAATTTCGGGATGATTGAGCGCGGCCGGGGAGGCGCTCGTGACATAACTGACCGTGATCAGATCGCCAAGCACAACCGAGATATCCGTCCCCGTCGTTACCGCCGATTGGTTCGTGCCTGATAGGACGCAGACGAGCGCCGTGGCCGCGCCGTTCACCCGGAGCGTGATCGTGACCGACTCGCCAGTCCCGGGCGCCGGGTCGCGCCAGATGCCTAGGTTGCGCAGCACCCCGGCGCACGGCCACGGGGCGCGCATCGACGCCTCGGTGAACACCCAACCGGCGCCGGAATCGTACTCGCTGAACAGGTTGGTGTAGTTCGTGAGTATGGTATGGGTGCCGGTGCGGACGAAGAAGACCTGCTTCATGTGGGGTCCGTCCGCTGATAGCCCGCGCCGTCAAGCGCCGCCCAGACTGCCGTCGACCACGGCGTCGCATCGGGCGACACCTGATGCACTTCCACATACGGCAGATAATTGGCCGCCAGGCCATGACTGGCGCCAACGGTATCCAACCCGCCTTGACGCATGACATGCGAGACTTCCTCGCTGCCGCCGCCGTTCCGGGCGACGAAGTTCATCACCACGAACGCGATCGGCTGGTTCGGATCAGGCGCCTGGGCCATCTGGACGACATCGATATCGCCGTCGACGTCCCCTTGGTTGTAGGAAATGTCATCATCCGCCGCGATGTCATCGATGCCCGCGAACTGCTGCAGGCCCGTTGACCGGATCCAGTCGCTATGTGCCCCATCGGCGATCGGCCTGACCACCCCGACCACGTTCTGCGGCGAACTGGACAGATCGTCGTGCACGCCGCCGCTGCCATCTTTCCAGACCCAGTTTTCACAGGTGCTTACGGCCGGTGACGCGGACCCGAGTCGATAGCCATCCCAGGTCGCACTCGCTGTTTCGAGCGTGTCTTTGCCGGTCAGGGCCAGCACGTTCTGCGGTGTGTTGTCGCCTGGGCCTTGCGCTTGCACATCCACCGTGCCGGCACTGGCATGGATGAGCACCTTGAACCCGAGCCGGTAGTCCGTGGCAAGCGGCAGCACGAACGTCGACGTCCCGAGCACCGTCAGCGCGCCGCCTTCACCGCGGCAGGCGGAGAGCGTGCCGTCGTCCTCCAGATACAGCCCATCCTGCACGTCCCCACCTTCAAGGACCGCGAGGATCATCTTTCGCTGTCCGGCCGAAGGATAGGACGTCACTCGGAGATCGCGCTCGCCGATCGCAGTCGCCCCAGACGGCACCTCGGTCCGATGCCCGTCACACACCCGTTCGATGTAGTCGTCCGGATCCCCGGAGAATCGGATCGCCGAGGCGCCGGCGCGACCGTAGGGCCCGATCTCGATCGCGCCGTTCTCGACGACGGTGTACCCGCGCGGCAATTGCGCCCGCGTGTACCAGGAGGGGGTATCAGCGTCTATGGCGCTCATAAAGCCAGCCCGCGAAGCGCCTCAGCGAACTCAAGATCCGTCTCGCGCGCCCCGGACCCGCGCGGGTAGGACTCCAGAAACGTGTGCCGGGTCGTCGCCAGATGGCCGAAGAGCGCGTCGTTCACCGTAGAGTCCGGGACGAGCGCAAACGGCAGCATCACACCCTGAGCGCCACGCGACAGCGTGAGGATGTCGGCCGCGACGTCGGCCGGCACGATGTGGCCCCGGAACGCGCGCACACGCGTCCCCATCCGGTAGGCGTTGATGCGTGGGTGGTAGTCGCCGGCATGCACGACCGCCGGCTGGTTCTCATCGCCGACAGCGCCGCGGTCCAGGATCGCCTCGCGGACCGTCTGCCACCAGACGATTTCCCCAATGGCGACGACCGTCGCGGCGCCCGTGATCACAATGTCCCAATCGTCATCGGTGACGTTGGCGAGCGTCCGGTAGTCGTCCCAAGGATCGAGGCAATGGCCGTCAGCCGTGTTCGCCGGGATTGTCAGCGCACGGCTGAACCCGGCCGGGTTCGTCACCGTGACCGTGGCTCCAGCCAGTTTGTGGTAATGAAGCGACAGGCCCTCGATCGTGACCGGAGCCGACCAATGCGATCGAATCGTGCAGCTCGTGCCGGTGGACTTGAAGACGGTGCGCGCGATCCGATCTTGCGCATTCGTCAGCGGGAAGGCGCCCGCCTCGGTGCCCGCCGTGAGGCTGAGCGTGGCACTCGGCGTCAAGTTATCGGACGGCCGGCAGTAGTAGCAGGTGCTGATCATGAGCTGGCCTGTCTGACGGCCGTGCCCAGCCCGAACGTGTTGAGCGCGATGCCTCGGCTCAGCTCCTCCTGGGTTGCCCGGTGGCGTCCAACGACACGACCTAGCACTTCTCCGTCGACGACGAGTACGAAGTCCTCACCGTCCCGCTGCAGGGCCGGGGCGATGGCCGCCGCGATCTGTCGGCCGAGACGGTCACCATTTAGGCCTTCAGAGGCGGATCCAGCCGCACGGTCGAGCCAGCCCGCGATCGTGGACGGCTTCAGCACGAACTCGCCGCCCGGCACGTCCCCGACGAGCGCCATCGTCGGGCGACGCACAAAGGCTTCCGTGGCAAAGCTCTCAAGCCCCCTGGCGCGATTGAACGCCCGCTGTCGATTGCTCAGCGGCGCGACTGGGATCTCCAGCGTCGGGATCTCCTCGATGGCCTTCCCGAGTTTGCCCGTGATGACGTCGACCAGTTCGCCCAGCTTGTCGATCACGAGCTGGAGCTGCTCGGTCAGGGTCTGGCTCCAATGGACCGCATCGAGCGCCTGGGAGTCAAACGCCTGGCCGTTCTCGTCGATGAGCGTGCCCTGATCGATCATCTGTTGCAGCAACGGCCGCAACTGTTTCGGGACCTCAACGCCGGTCTTGATCGCTTTGAGGAAGAACGTGTTCATGTTCTCCCCCATCTTCTCGATCACCAGGTTGTGGTCGATGCCCGATCGGGTCAGCGCCGTGTACTCTCGGACCAGGAGCATGGCCTCATCCGTGAGCGCCTGCTGTTTCCACTTGTCTCCGAGCTGATCGATCGTGAAGCCGTATTTCTCGACCGTGGCCTGCAGGAAGTCCCGCGCCTCCTGCTCTTCGCCGAGCCGGAGCTGTAGCGCCGCCTGCGCCTCGGCCACCGTCGTGTTGAAGGCGGCGAGCGCGGCTTCGTAGTCCTTCAGCTTCTTGGCGTTGAACAGATCATTCCAGGCCGCGCGGACCTTCGGATCGCCGGCCACCGCGCCGACCGACTTGTTGAGCTTGTCGAGGCCACCCGCCGCCTTCAGCCACTCGGCACGAGCTTGGCGGACCTTTTCCATTTCACTCGGCCCGATCCCGAACAGACCGCCGAGCGCCGAGAGGCCCTTGCCGAGAAGCGGACCGATCAGCGCGCCAATCCCAGGAATGAACGACCCGAGCGCGCCGCCTATTTTCTCGCCGAGCCCTTTCTTGATGACGCCGCCGAAGGTGGTGCTGAGCGACTTCCCGATCTGCATCCCGGCCAGGCCGCCGATCGATTGGCTCACGCTGCCGCCGCCGGTCAGCGCCTGCAGGACCGTCGGGCCGAGCTGTTGACTGAACTCGTGGCCGGCCGCCTCAAGGTCGATGCCCAACAGGCGCGCCAGGCTCGGCCGCCCAAGGTTGACGCGCGTGCCCTGGAGCGCCGACGGATCGAACGGCACCGTCGTAATCGAAGGCAACAACCGGCCGACCTTCGTGCCGAGCTGACCCAGTCGAAACAGGATCGCGTTGACGTTCGTTTCGACGCCCTCCGCCAACTCATTCACGGCCACCAGTGGCACCAGCGCGTCTCGAATCGACAGCAGCGCCGACGGCGCAACCTCACCAAGCCGTTGATACGCGGCAATCGCGCTGTCGACGGTGCCGAGGAAGTCTTTCTGCATCCCAGGCAACAACCGCGTCACGTCTCCGGTGTCGCCGAGCGCGGCCGCCATTTCATTGGCTCGCGCGATCAAGTCTCGGCCGTAGATCTTGTTCTGCAGGTCGAGCAACTTCTTGGCGGCATCGGCCTGATCCTTGAGGGCTTTTTCCGTGTCCTTCGCGTTGGAGGTGTAGATCTTCTGCGCATCGGCGCTGAGATCGTAACTATTCGCCAGCGCCGTAAATTGACCTTCGAGCTGCTGGGCGGCGTCGAGTTGCTCTCGTTGCTCCGCGGTCAACCTCGATAGTTGCTCGCGCGCCGCCTTAATCCTGGCGACAAAACCCGGCGCGCTACTCAGGATCCCCAGGGCCTTCGCTTGGGCCTCGTTGAGCGCCCCGACACCGAAACGGTCTAGTGCGCCCTTGAACGGCTCTTTCGGCAGCTCCGCCAATATTTGCGCCCGCAGGGCCGCAGAGGCGTTCGGTGGGAGGAATACCAACTGGAACGCCTTGGACTTCGAGGCTTCCTCGCCGAGGCCCGCAATCGCGCCGAGAATCTCGCCGGTGTGAATGACGACGCTGTTGGCGAAAGCCTCCCACTCGTCCTGCGCGGCCTCGAGCCGCCGGATCGTTTCGTCCGACATGACCTTGGCACCGGCGCCGAGCTTCTCGTAGCCCTCGATCATCCCGGGCAGTAGTTTCAGGGCGCCCTTACCGAACAGGTCCTGCGCGACGTTGGCGCGCAGCATGGGATCTTCGATCTTGCCGACCGCGTTGGAGACCGCGAGGAAGGCCTGGTCCGGCTTCATCGCCCGGATGGACTCATACTCCAGGCCGGCCTTCTTCAGCGCCGCCACGGTCGACTTGTCGCCGCCAGCCAGCTTGTCGTTCAGGACGCTCGCGCTCTTGGTGAAAATCTCCTGGTCGGCGCCGGACTGCTTCGCCGCGAACGCGTACCGTTGGAAGTTCTCAGCCCCGAAGCCGAGGGATTTCGACTGGTCGTTGATCGCCGAGGCCGCGTCGAAGACTTTCTTGGTGAAGTTGACGACGGCGCCGACGGTGAACGACACGCCGATCAGCGCGCCGACGCCTTTGAGACTGCTCGCGAACTTGCCGACGGTCCCGGTGGCGCCCTCGGTCTCCTTTTTGAAGGATTTGACGTCGATGCCAGCGGCTTTGAGCGCCGCCTCAAGTTGGGTCTTGTCTCCCGCGAACTCGAGGACGGCGCGGCCCAGTTTGAAGATCGGCATCGCTGGTTACTTCGTTGGGAGGATGCGACTCATCTCGTGCTCGAGCGTCTTCGCCGCCAGCTCGATCGCCCGCGCAGCCGCCGGCTCGAGGTGCTTCCCAGCCACGAACCAGACGCTCGGACCCTTGATCTCTCGAATCGGCAGTCGCTTTGTGGCCTTGCGCTCGAACACGCCACGATGCAGGCCGCCACGAGGACTCCGTACCGTGGCGATGAACGCATGCGGGAATCGGCCCGCCGGCAACTTCGTCGAGACGCCCCGGCCCTTCCCGCGTGAGGGTTCCGGCCCACGCGCGCCGAACTCAATCGCGGGGACCTTCTGCGCCGAGGCGACGATCCGGGCGACCATCGACGCGGCCGTGGCATTCGCGACCGAGGTCCGATCGCGCACCTGCCCGACCTTCAGGCGCAGATCCTTCGAGACGTCACGCACCAGTACCGTCCGTCCTCCCCCGACGCCACGGTTGAGCGCCCGCACGAGCGCCGCGGGCGCCTTCTCGCGGAGCGTGGCGATGGCGCGCTCAACCGACTGGGTGTTGAGGGTCAGCTTCATGGCGCCGCTTCCGACGTGGGAGTTGCTCGTACCCGATCCCCATCTCGGCAAGATTGCCAGGCGTCGCCCGCGTCTTGACGCGATGGGGGCCACCCTCTGGGCCCGCGGGATCCGCCTGGTCGGCCCACTCGCGCAGGAGCGCCAGCCGGTCGTGTGGCTTCAATGTGCCACTGCCGACGGCGATCTCGGTCGCGGCTCGCTGCGAAGCCTCGGCTTTCAGCCTCGGCAGCATGGCGACGTAGGCCCGCACGAGCACGATCGGCGTGTTCAGCCAATCGCGGGCTCCGGGATAGAACCCGTCGAGTCGTGGGAGGAGTTCGCCGAGGTCGAACTCGGGTCGGCGCCGGCTAGCGTCGCCATGATCTCGATCTCCTGCGGCGCCCACCGAAGCAGAAAAAAACTCCGCACGATCTCTCCGCGGTGATAGTCGGAGAGCGCCACGTGCTCCTCATCGGTCATGCCGACGACGACCAGGCGGCAGAGCTGATCCCGAAGGCCGGCAATGTCTGTCGCCACGGCCTCATCGAGCGGTGTGGAATCCAGGATCAACAGCCGGCGCGCGATCACGTGCGCCTTCGCGTCTTCGCGTAGCGTCAAGGCTTCGCGCCGCTTCAACCCGTAGTTCCGATCGCCAATGACGATCTTCGGGATCTCCATTTCATGTGAGAGCGATAGCATCGGTTCGGCTTGCAGCAGCGGGGAGACGTTATTCGGAGGACTCTGATTAGTGGCCATGGATTACTCCTACGCCAGAGGGCACGATCACAAGCTGGATGCCGCGCTTACGGCACTCTTCTTCGAGGATGACGAGCTGGGTTTTGGCCTCGTGCAGCCCGCGCCGATGGTGATTGATGGCCCGCTTGTGGGTGGCCACCTGCGCGCGTAAGCCTTCGACCCGATCGAGCATCGCGTCGCCCATCGGGAGACCCGGTTAGCTGGCCAGATGCTGCGCTTCGAGTCGCCCGAACCGTTCCGCGTCCGTCGCGGCGGTCACGTCCACGAGGGCGCTGTACTCGAAGGCCAACCCGGCGGCCTCGCCCTTCCTGAAGACTGGGGTGGGATTGCCAGACTGCTGGACGAGTGGCAGGAAATACTGCATCACCATTAGATCGCCGTAGGGTGACGGCCCCCGGAGCAAGAGCGCGCGCGCCGTGAGGACGAGATTACGACTCAGCCCGACCCACTTGTAGCCGACGACCCCACCCGACGGCGCCACCGTCGTGACCGTGTTGTGTTCGAGCGCGAGCATGTACTGTTCGAGTTTCAGATCGGCAATGGTGAACCGGACGAGCAGTTGCTCTTCGGTGCGGAAACGCTTCCGGGTGCCGGCGTCGCCCGCGGCCCGAAAGTCGACAATCGTCTGCCGATGTTCGACCGTGATCCCTTCCTCGGTCTGATTCAGGTTGCCTGAGGATCCGATCAGGATCCAGGGCGACCCGACGGCATTGTCAATGACGGGCTTCGTCGACCCGGCGGCCGCGATCCAGGCCGTGAACGGCGCCCCGATAATCTCGTACGGGGAAGAGTTGGCGTAGCCGACACCCATAAATCGAACTCCTTACGGAAGGCCCCAGCCTTCTTTGAACGTGCACAGGTAGGTGATCCCGACCCCCACGACCAGCGACCCCTCCTCGCGCTCCAGCGTCTGCCGGGGGGCCATGCGCACGAACTGCTGAATCACCAACCCGCCCAAATCGATGTCGTCGAGTTCGACCGCGCGGGTGATGTCCGCGAGAATGTCCTCCAGCGCCAGATACGCCGCGTCTCGATCCGCCCTCGTCACCGCCATGATCGTGATCGGCCAGTTGACGAAGTAGGCCTTGCCTTGGAGCTTCCACTCGTCCGGCTGCCCGACGATCGCAATCGCGTCCGGCGGATCGTCTGGCCCGAGCCCGGGGATTTCCCCGACGAACACTTGGCGCCCGGCGTCGGTGTGATACCCGCTGACCTGGGCAATCACGAGGACCCGGTCGCGAAACGCTTCGAGAATCAGCCGCCGAGTCGAAGGCGTCGGACTCACGGGACCGGCGCCTCCACCACCAGCACAATCACGTGGCCCGGCTCGACCCGATCCGTGCCGTCCACGATCCAGTCCAGGACCGTACCGTCCGGCAACTCAGCCGCCGAGATGCGCGTGCCGCGTGGCACCGTCGGCACCTCATCACGTCGCACCGCGAGCACCCGCCGGTGGTCCATGCGGCCCATCTCCGCGCCGCCTGGCGCCTGGTCGGCCACCGGGACCAGCCAGATCACCGTCGTCGTGATCGGCGCGTCATCCGGTGCCGGTCGCGTGACGGTCGCGGCCACTCCATGGGTCGCGAAGTTCACATCCCGGACGAGCGCCCGGAGCGCCGCGACGCTCATGGACGCCGGTCCTTAGATCGAGGCGTCCGGCAATCCGTTCAGGAGCACCAGGCCGGTCGTCTCGCCGGCGCCAGACCCGACCACGCCCGCGGCCTTGCCCGCTAGGGTGTTGCTGCCGACCGTCGTCGTGAAGGTGGTCGCAGACCCGGCCGTCAAATAGACCGCCGCGCCATGCGTCCAAGCCTGCGAGCCGGCCTTCGTGACCGAGAACACGCCGCAGATCTTGCCGGCGAACGGCAGCGTCTGCGCGACTGTGACCGTGGCGCACACCACCAAGAGCCCGAACACGTAGAAGTTGCCGGCCACCACGCCGCCACTGGGCGCGATGAAGGTCTGGACGCCACCCGGTTGCACGTAATTGATCATGTCTACCCCTCACCCTCGCGCGCTCGGCGCGCTTGTGCCACGCGGTGTGGCGGTTTGCCAGCCCTTCCCGTGATGCTGGCTTAGCTGACCAGCTCGCCCGGATCCTTGTGGAAGCCGCGCCAGTCGATGACCTTCGCCGCCGCGTCGAGCCGCGCCTTCACTTCCAGCCCGTCCACGTCGAAGCCGACCCGGCTCTCGACCTGTGGCCCCTCTTCGCCCTCCAGGTGCGCGACTTCGATCATGTCGAGCTGGTCCGGCGAGGCCGCGACGTACCACGCGGTCACACTGTCCGCGTCGAGCCTCGGCTCGACGATGACCTTGAGCTTGCCGGAGAACGGATTGGCCGCGGCGGCTGTGCCCGGCGTGATGAGCGCCATGTACTGATCCGCGACCGTCTCCAGGGTCGTCGGCACCAGAATGAGCCGCGGGGTGATGTTGAGCAGCGTCACGCCGTCCAGGCCCTTCTGGATCCGCATGGCCGCGCGCGCCCTTCCGAGCGAGGCGATCGAAATCACATCGCCGTCGGTCTGCAGGTTGCCGTGGGCCGCGCTGAAGAGCGCGTTGGTGTCGCCCATCGTCGGGTTGCTGGTGATCTGCGCCCAGACGAGATCGGATTCCTTTTGGCGGGCGGCCCGGCCGAACAGCGCCGTGAGGCGGGAGAACGCGTCGGTGTCGTCGTTGACGAGTGCCTTCCGCGTGATGGCGAACACCTTGCCGTAGGTAGCCAGCGCGTACTGTTCCTTGCCGTCGGCAATGGTGCCGCG